AGCTACCAACAGATCAAGAACAGTTCATGTTACTTGAAGATTTATATAAAACAGTAGAAAAGATTGAAAAAAGAATAGAAGATATGATGCACAATAAAGTTAATATAGAATTTGTAACTAAACAATTAGAGAAAGCATTAAAAGATATTGAAAGTTTAAAAGATAAAGTAAGAGCAAATGGTAATGGACATGGTTGAAGTAGTAGTTGCATTACTAATGATTGTTAATGGTGAAATTAAGGAACATAGAATACAACCATCTATGAGTAATTGTTTGAAAGGAAAAAGAATTGCTATGCGTTCAAATACTGGTAATAATGTAGAGTACCAATGTATAAAATCAAAAGCAGAAACAGAAATATATATGGGTGAAAAATCAATTAAAAAATTAATATTAAAATAATGGCTGACAAACAACCACCAAGAACTAAAAAATATTACAGGTCCACAAAGTCTGGTGCAGGTATGACACGAGCTGGTGTTAAAAAATATAGAAGAGATAATCCCGGATCAAAATTAAAAACAGCAGTAACAGGTAAAGTTAAGAAAGGATCTAAAGATGCAAAACGTAGAAAGAGCTACTGTGCAAGGTCTGCCGGACAGATGAAGAAGTTTCCTAAAGCTGCAAGAAATCCTAACTCAAGATTAAGACAAGCAAGAAGAAGGTGGAAGTGCCGATAAAAAAAACATGGAAAAAACCAGAAAGGTCTTTTATGTGCGGCTATTGTGAGGAGTGTGGAAAGCAATTAATTAGTGATAATGGTGGCTGGATTATTACAGCTAATAAACAATATTTTTGCCATGATGGTAAAGATGGTAGTTGTTTTGACAACTATTGTATGTTAAAACTTAAACAACAAAAGGAAAATAATTATGTATGGTAAATCAAAAGGTAAAAGCAAACTAACAGCAAAGCAAAAAACTTTGCCTTCAGCTTTGAAGAAAAAAATAATGAGTTCTAAATCAAAAAAGAAAGGTAAAAAATAATGGCTAAACGTGGATTATATAGTAACATCCATGCTAAACGTAAACGTATCGCTGCAGGTAGTGGTGAGAAAATGCGTAAAGCAGGACAAAAAGGTAGACCAACTGCTAAGCAATTTAAAAGAGCTGCTAAAACTGCTAAGAAATAAGTTTTTCAAATTCTTGCCACAAAGATTGTTCTGGAGACCAAAATCTTTTTTGATCTCTTTTCATTTCTATTGAATGTAAAACTGTAGTGTGATCTTGACCAAAATATTTACCAATATCTGTTAAACTCATACGATACTTTTCATTTAACATATTGTGTATTACATTTCTTGCTCTAACTATATCTGTAGTTCTACTTTTTTTCATTAGAGTTTCTTTATGTACTTCAAAATGCACACATACTTTATTGATAACACTTTGTACCTGTGATGGTTTAGGTCTAGTATTAACATAGCCTACAATCTTTTTAACATTACTATCTTTAATTGATTCTTTTTGTAAAATGTTTGCAGCATATAAAAATCCTTCCGAGAACCCTACCTCATATAATCTTTCTTCTTGGCTCGTAAGAAGGTAAAATGCTTTTTTTATTTTATATATAAAATTGTTTTGATCTAACTTTTTTATATGTTGATTGTAGTGTTTGCTTATATTTATGGTCATAGATCCCCTACGTTTTCCTTTAGTTTTTTTTAATAATTAATTAATGACTAAATGGATGTCATTAATTTTTCTTTTGTCTGCTCAATTTGCCAAAGCAACTTATAAGAATCTTGTTGATACTTATTTACTTTAACCTTTGCTTCCAGATACTTTTCGTGTTTCTTCGCTTGAAGATCCTTCAGCTTTTGCAGACGAGTTTTTATCTCGTTCATCCTTATCCTTTTTTACTGTTGTAAAATCAATCCTCAAATTATCAATCTTACATTCTACAAGTTCTCCGCTATTGGACACATTTGCAGCTTTCTCAACATTATCAAATAGTTCTGTCATGGTAAAATGACACTCCCCATTAATAATTCTCTTATATTTATCCATTTTTATCCTTTTTGGCAACCTCTTTTTTGTGTATTTCTCTGGTCATCTTATTGTACACACTCATATCTAAATAGTTATCTGCTTTAAAATTTTTTGTTGATCTGTATAGTTTTAATCCCATCATTAACTGACCTACTTGGTGCGGTTTTATTCGTTTTTTTAAACTGTCAAACAATATTATTGTAAACATTTCTGCTAATAAAACAAAGTTTTCTTGGTAGTTACCATAATCTTTTTGTCGATCATCAATAACTTTCTTTTCAATTTCTTGATCAATGTCTGTAATTTTTTTATCCATAATGTGTTTGAGGTGTCTTAGGGAAGAAAACTACCGAAAGGGAACTAGAAAGAAAAAACTCCCCTAAGACTAAATACAAATATTAATTAATACTTGTATGATTGTTTATTACCATAATTAGGTTTACTTTGAAACCCTTTATTACTAGGTGCTGCAGGTTTATCCTCGTTGGCAGTAGGTGGTGTCATCTTGATTGTAATCCCAACAACATTACCTTGCTCATCCTTGTCATCCCATCCAGCTTGATTGTGCCAAACTTCTCCTATCTTAACACCTATGGTCCATTTCTTACCCTCTGGTGCTTTTAGGTTTGGCGGTGCTACCCAATCCGGTTGGTTCTCCGCATTTTTGTTTTGGTTTCTTACCAAGTTACACCATACTACATCTTCACTCATGTTTGCTCCTTTGTTATTGTCAGCTTTTACTGACCCCTTGTTAATTGTAATTCACGATTTTCAGCAATATCTGAAATTTGTCTATATGCTCGTAAATTATTTCTTAATAGATACTCAACACTTGCTCTATGTTTTTCTTTAGCAATGTTAAAACCTTGTATAGTTTTAGCATTTTTAAGCTCATGTTTTATATCTTCTACATCTATACTATCATCCATATATGTAGGTTCTTCAACAGATTGCTCTGTAGAATTTTCAAATGGAACAGGTTGATACCCATCCTCATCTTTTATACCTGTTTTAAGATTTAATAAATTTAGAAACGCATACTTTCTTGAGTATGACATAGCATTACCTGTTCCAAATTTATCTAAGTTTCCAAATGCTGAACACCCATCAACAAGTATATGTTGTGTTGGATCATCAACATCATAAACTCGCATGGTACATACGACCATTACTTGTTTTATGTTTGGTACAATCTCTGTAAGATAATTACAAGTCGCATACAAACCATTGTCTAACAAGGCTTGTGTAGCTGTTGCTTGTACATCATCATGTAGCAATGGGTTAAAGTGCATACCATTTGCTTTTGCTCCTTTCTTGACACCTTTTGCACTTAAACAGGCATCATGTAGTTTTTGATATATATTTCTTTTCATGTTTCCTTTCATTGTTGTTATTTAAAATGGTAATAGACCCCATACTTTTTGTGCATAAATAAAAGTATAAGTTCCAATTACTTTTCCTTTGTATATTAACCAAGACATAGTTCTCCTTTTTTTATTGTTGTTGTTTAATTCCCCATAAATCAGTTATGAGTTTTACTTGCTCTGGTGCTAAATCTTTATAATAAAAAGGATGATACATATCCGGTGGCTCACACATTTGTGCAAGTTCGGACAGACTTCCTTTGCAGAACATAATCATACGTTCCCATAAAAGTATTTTCTCAACCATTTTAAAGTAAAGATATTCCAGATGGTCTTTCTTCATTAGTTCATGCGATTGATCAAAGGTAATATGTTCTTTGTCATTTGCATAAATTAAATATGGTATCTTGTTGGTACACATATAATAAAATGAAGTCTGTGTAAGGTTATCTGTTGCAGGTTCAGTGGGTAAGGCTTGGCTGCTCATTGTCCACTCTTCCTTGTTTTTAACCTTTCTAATATTTGGTGGTTTTGTTTTTAATTCTATAAATAATTTTTCTGTTAAATAATCTACTCTACCGGTAATAGGTTTGATCATTGTCATTTCTTTATGCTTAACATATTGTTCACAAATTAATTTGTCATCACCAACTAAATCTTTAACAACTTTTTTTGTTACACCAATACAATCGTGTGCATACGAAATCATTTCTTTTCTGGCAAACTCATCTTTTTTATCTACAGGATCTTTTTTATTTATTTGATCTAACTCTTCATTAAAACATTTATTATAATCTCTATCCCATTTTGTTTCTTTAATTGTTTTTGTTTTATAAATTACATCTGCAATTAATTTTTGTACTGTGTTGTTTACAAGATTGCCGAATGATGGTTTATATCTCCACAACCATGATCTTCTAATTTTTT